TGTGACTGTACCCGCAAGTATTGGCGGCATCAGGCTGCGGGTTGTAGCTTGCATCTCCCGTGCTGACTTCCTGTCCTCAACCTCCAGCTTTTCAAAGTTCAGGCCAAGCTCCTGCGCTTGTTTCTGCAACTCAATTTCAGCAATCTTGACTTGAGCTATTTGTTCTGCTGACAACTTGTTGTTGGAAATTAGGTCGCCCACCTTGTCGGGGTCAACGCCGATAGCCTTGGAGATAGCCGACACAGCCATCCCTGCCAAGGGGCCACCAAGCGCAGTAGCGATTGTCGGTGCGATTTGTTTTAGCCAGTCCATTACTGTTTACTCCTTGATAACATTGTTGCTGCAATTTGAAGCATGGCGCGGGTGCTGTCCATGTCTTCAGGCTCCGAAGCCCATCCAACTGTAATCTGACCGACAAACCTACCCGGCTCCGGGGGGACACTGATGCGACAAGTGTACGCAACACCTCTTGCGATGTACCATAAACCCATCTCCGACTGCGCTGACTTGTACTCACTGCACGGGATTTCATTTGCCATCAGCTTGACTACATCAGCGTTATTGGCTGCGTTCTGCGTAAACAGGCCAACATCCAGACCGTCGTTTGTTTTGTCTCTGCCGTTTTTTCCGTAGGCCCGATACAACACCCTAGTGCCAAACATCGAATTGACCTTAAACACCGCCACGATCAAAGCGCCTGACTGTTTAAACAAATGGCTTGCGGCGTCCTCAACTCTATCCTCGGCAATGGATGGTATCTTTTTGGATTCCTTGTATGCCCCTATCAACAACTCTTGGTTTGTATATACAAAATACCCTGCAAAAGTCAGCACCGCCATCAACACCATCGCAAACAAACGAAACGGGCTGGACACATACTCCAACACCTTGTCAATGATACTTAGCTGTTCTTTACTCATCTTTGGAAACTGCACTTACCAGCGCATTGTGCAAGGACTTCAAACGAAAGATATGCAATGCCGCCAATCAACCCAAAGAAAATTAACCCTAGTAAGACAATCTCGATAACTTCGTCCATTTCTTTTTTCTGTTTGGCAGCAGCTTCTCGCTCACGCCGCGCATCGTGGGCAGATTCCACATCCATTGCAGCCGCTCTGGACTTAATCTTGTTCCAAACATCTATCTTGCCACTCTGCATAAACAGCAACTGCAACTCATCTTCAAACCGCTTAGCCTGATCGAGCGCCATCTCAATTTGAATGGCAGTGCCCATCGAGGACTTGGACTTCTTGGCCTGTACCGCAGCCTTAGTTGCCGTAGACTTAGCGTCAAAATACTTGCCCAAGACCGGGCCAAGAGAGCTTACGTCATCAACAGTCTTGCTGACCTTTTTGATTAGCGCAACCGCCGCCTGTATCCCCGCTAGGGCTGTGATCGGGTCAATCACTTTCGGCCTCCGCTACTTTCTTTGGCTCCGGTTTATTTTTCTCCCGCCATTTCAGGCACCAGACCAGCAACCTGTCAGACGACCAACTCCACCGCACGCACTCAAATACGGGCGCTTGTACCGCTGGCGGCGGGGGTGGTAAGGCATCCATCTTCAGCAGTCATTAGAAATTTACGGTGCAACAGGCCAGTCGATAGTCCAAGGAAAACCTGCCTGTGCAGGCACATTGCGCAAAGCAGTACGGTATGTAGCCCATGCAGCCTTGTCAGCAGTGCTGTCGGCAATCTGAGTCCAATCGCAGTCCTTGAGCTTGTCAGTGCGTGAGACGCGAACCGACTTAGCCTGCTCAGCGTCTTTCATGGCCTTGTATGCAGCTTCGTTCTCAGCCGCAGTCTTGGCAGGGGTTGTGTCCGTTGCGGGGGTGTCTGTGAACACTGGGCCAAGGATGTACTTGGTGTACCACTTGCCGTCAACTTGCTCAACACCAGCGGCTTGCGAGTATTGATAGACCGTGCCGCCAGAGGCTTGTGGGCCTTCAAAGACTACATCAGCGCCCAAGGCTTCAAGCACCTCAGTTGTTGTTGTAACCCATGTAGGGCCACCGTTGGCTTTGGTGTATGCACGAAACTCTGCCTCGTACATTACTGCGCCTGTTTCTCTGATTCGTATTTGCATGATGTGTCCTTATGCGATTGCAAGAAAGATGAATGTTCCAGCACTTGCGTTGATTGCAGCGGGGGCTGTACTGCTAATCTCAAAACCTGTTGCGGCTGTGTCAATGTAGTCAGTACCTGTCACTTCAGCGTCAGTGGTGTTTAGCAAAAGGTAAGGGTCGTTACCAGCCACGATGCCACGGGCTGAGTCCCAGACATACCAATCGCCGGTGCTGTCAGTACGCTTTATGAGAACAAAGCGGCTCCCCGCTGTGAAACCACAGTTGATGGTTTGTGTAGTTCCAGTACCTGTGTATGAGCCTACTTTGGAGACTCCAGCGCAGGTTGCAAATAGGTAGGCAACATAGGTATATCCACTGTTGTTGACGTTTGCCTCTGTACCAACACTAAAAACTGATGCTGTTGGTCTAGTACTGTTCCATGTGGTTGTTTCTCCCGCCAATTCCGCGTAGTCTCTATTTAGTATCATCTTTGAACTTGCTGGCAGTGTCGCTGAATAAATCATCCAACCGTCAATGACGTTACTCCTGCACTTCACAATCATCAACTCAGGTACTGCCTGTAAGTTATGGCTCAGAGTTCTGTTTACCCCCGACCCCGTATAGCAAACCTCATCAAAGAAGCTGGGGGCGCGTCCAAAACTGTAATTTACGTACGGATACCCATTCCCGTTTGTGGGGAGATTGCCCGTCATTTTTACGCCATTTTGAACATCAAAGCCGTTAATAGATGGATTAGAAACTTCAGCGCTTGTGCTATTTGAATTTAAATAAAAACTCGCGCCGCGAAGTCTGTCCCAAAAACTGTTTATTGAACTTGCAACACGGTCTGTGTTTGTGCTGAACATTAAATCAGTAGGCGTAACTGTTGACGTAACTGTTGCTGTTAATCCTGTACCTGTCCTAGCGATAGGCGCAAACACCTTAGTCGCATCAGTAGGCACTTTCATCGGGCCACGGCGTATGGCTATGTAGATGACTTGTAATCCACTAGATTGACTAGTTACCTCAAATCCAGTTGCAGTCGGTTTCCATCCACCTCTTGTTGTTTCTGCAGCAGATGTATTTGGAACAAGTTGCTTGGCAGAGCCTTGCGATGTACTATTATCCCAACCACGCATAGTATCAAATATTCTCCACTCTTCAGCAAAAGTTTCTGCTAGTTTAACTAACAAAAACTGTGGCTCATATCCAAGATTAACAACCGCATTTCCAGAACCATCTCCGACATAACTCCCACACGAAATCACATTGTCCGTACCCGTCAGGCCAAAGCCTCCTGCGTCATGGGCGAATAGGTAGGCTACGTATGTTTCGCCATTGGCATTTGAATCTGATATAGAGCCATTAAAATACTCAGGAACAAACCATGTAGTTGAAATAGTTGAAGATGGATTTGTGGCTACGTATTGAGCGTTTGTTGCATTTAATTTAAGACCAAAACTATATGAATTATTAGTTATTCTTGCAATTGCATTCCAATCTCCAGTTGTACTTGTGCATTTATATACAATAAACCCGGGCTTCGAACCAAGATTGTGTGAAATTTGTCTATCAGAAGCACCATTGCCTGTCCACGTCACAATATCAAAAAACTTAGGTTGTTTGCGGAATGTCCATGAGACGTAGTTGTTGGCAGAAAGATTCCAGTAATCAGAAGCCCCGCTTACTGAAAAACCACTTGTAGTAAATGCAGACAATCCATCAGGAGAACCATTAGTTTGAGCACCTGTACTGTTAGACTGAAGATAATTATATGCACCTCTTGCGGTGTCATACCACATTTGACCAGTTGAACCTGCCGTTCTGTTCTTAAACCAAACCAACCCACCCTTGGTAGACAAGTCAATGTTATTAGTAATGGTCTGTGATGTGCTGTTGCCCGTATAAAGGTATGTGCTGAACACTTCCTCAATATAGTTAGCAACAGTAGCAGCCTGTGCAAACTCCCCAAAGCCTTGAGCCGATGCCGCACCCCTTGTTTGTACTAATGGCATGATTGTCCTTTAAGCAAACTTGGTCTGTGAAGTAAACACAGTAAATGCCGCATTGCCCGTCTTGACGATTGTGTACATATACACATCAATGCTTGAAGCATTACCAGCCGCCCATGCAGTACCTCCTTGATATTTAGGAGTTACAGAACTTCCATCCACTTGAACCGCGCTGTTGTAATAAGCAGTCGCGCCCTGAGTAACTAAAAAAGCCGCAGTCACAGACTGACCCGTTGTCATAGCAGTATTTAAAGAAGTGCCGCTAGAAGCTCTGAAATTAACTGTCCAGTTTGCTGATGCGGCAGTCGTGTAGTAAATAACAGATTGGGTAGTTACATCGTAGTTAATCGTGCCAGTAGCCGCTGTAGCTGATACTGTAGCAATCTCTGCCGTGTCGTTCAAGATCATTGCAAGTGCTGATGATGTGCCGCTAAAGGTTTGAGTGGCTGTAAAGGTTGTTGCTGTGCCGGGGGCCACATAATCCGTACCCGCAGTGGCATTTGCTAACGCGCCGCCAGAATTGGCTTTAAGAATTGCAGTGCCCGAGGGTGGGGCTAAGTAGTCAGTACCAGAAGTAGCCGCAGAGATTGCAGTGCCGTTACCTTTTAGAACACCCGTAATTGATGTTGTTAAAGTTAAAGCGGGAGTTGCGCCACCCGAACTTGTGCCTGCAAAACCATTACTCGATGCAACGGATACTGCGGTTACGGTGCCTGTCCCGGCAGTGCTGGTGGCAATCTTTACGTAGTCAGTGCCGTTGTAGTACACAAAACACTTCTCACCCACAGCAACGGAAACACCGGATTGGCCAGCGGCTTTAAAAGTTACCGCGCTGGTAGCGCCTGCGTGATCCACCATGTACAGCTTGCTGTAGCTGGGAGCAGTGATAACCTTGGTAACAGTTTGCGTGCCGGTGATACGAATCACCATGTACTGGGCTGTGGTAGTAGTTATTGCATTTCCCGACGCGCTACCTGTGGTGTTTGCCAATGTAATAGCACCATCACCCGCAAAAGACAACGTACCCGCAATGGCAATGTCAAGGTAGTCAGAAATGCCGTAGTTGACTGTGTCGCCCCACGTACCAGAGAGCGTCCCCTGTGTGGGGGTGACTAAGCCCAAAAGAGTCGTTGTAGCTGCCATTTAAGTGCTCCTAATTCGTTGCAACAGCAGTCCAACCCGCCGTTTGTGTGTTACCGATATTTTGCCAGTTTGCGGTCTGCGTGTCATCTATTACATCCCAGAAAGGCCGTGATGTGATTGAATCTGTTCCCGTTGCCAACTCATTAATGGAAGCTATAAACGCCGCCGCCGCTGCCAATGTATCTGCGCTCGTTGCAGTTTCTACTACCGATGCACCCAAGCTAGCCGTTGTTGTAACCGCATCCGTACCTGTTGCACTCTCAGTAACCGAAGAACTCAATGTAAGCAACGAACTAACGGCATCCGACCCTGTGGCTGACTCCGTTATTGCCCCAAAGAACGTAAAACTAGAATTGACTGCCTCTGTACCTGTTGCAGTCTCTGCAACTGTAGCCGCGTACACAGGAGCACTTGATACCGCATCCGCCCCCGTTGCTGTCTCCGCTATGATTGGGAAGTACGTTAGTGCTCCTGTTATTGCGTCACTACCCGTACTTGTCTCAGTAACCGAAGTTCCAAACCCTTGCGCCGCTACAACATCGTCTGTGCCCGTTGCCGTTTCCGTAACCGCCGCATTTACTGCAACCGACGAAACTACGTCATCCGACCCCGTTCCTGTTTCGCTAACCGAAGCCGCTAGTGCCACTAACGCCGTTACTGCGTCCGATCCCGTAGATGTTTCGTCAACCGTGCTTGAAAAAGCCGTGAAGCCCCAGCCACCTTCACCCCATGTGCCGGAACCCCACGCTGACATATTAAGCCGCCAAGCTGAATGTGTAAGTCACAGACAAAGTATCGCTGTTTACCACAGAACGGTCGCCGGGTGAGCCAAAGTCAGCCGCAGAGAACAATGTACCTGTCGTGCCACTCTTAGCACTACCGCTGGTCAGGAAAGCCCCGCCTACGGTTGTTGTACCGTTGATGTTGAACACAGCAGGGGAAGCTGTGTTAGTCACTACAGAAGGATTGGCAGTGGTAGCCGTTACGAACGTAGCAGCCACACGAGTGGCGTTGCTATAGGTTACATTTTCTGTCCAGCCAGCGTGGGAGGCCATTGTGTCGCCAGCCGCAGGTGTATTAGAAGCGCCAGCGCCATACAAACCCAAATACCAAGTGGTGATCTGGGTTACTGAAGTCAAAGCTGAACCCGCCATGTACGCCAGACCTGCATTGACTACAAGATTCTTAGACTTCGCTTCCCACTTCAGGTTGCCGTCTTTGTCGTGGCATTTGATTTCAAACAAACCGGTCGCTTTTGCGTCCTCACCGGCTTTGATGTTACAGGTCAGACCACTAGAAACAGTGTCAATGGCTTTAAGTTTTTCGGTGGTCATATTGACTCCTTAATTAGAACTACGAATAAGAGCCGCCGTAGCGGTGTTTGCGGGCATGGTGATTGTAAATGT